TCGGCCGTAGTATAGTTTTCTTCATTGGCAGAAGTTTCGCTAAACAGAGGTTGACCAGTAGATGCAATTCCATTTGCATTGTCTAGGCACTTGAATACGTGATATGCACCGCCTTCATAAGATACTACATAAAACTTCTTACTGAATAGATCGCCGTCCTGATCGTCATATCTATCGTATACTGTACCAGAAGTCCAGTCATAACGATCGATCATCATCTTTACATCGTCTGGAGTGACGATTTTACCAAAAATAAGCTCTTCAAATATTGTGTATTCAGTCTCGACTACAGAATCAGATATAGGAAGAGGAGAAGTATTTGGCCAAGGTGTATGACGCGCTGCAAACACATAGAATTGATTATTAGAGACGTCTCTAATTGGCTCATAGTAGTCTAGACTATTTCTAACGTTGAAAAGTTTTGTATTCGCTACGACAGTCATTAGCTTATCTCTATCTCTACGCCGGGCGTGTCAAGGGTAATATCTTCTTTAGTTTGAATAATTGTCTTACCAAATAGCTCAGTCCCAGCGATGTGCAACAGCTTCTTCAAGATATCTGAATACACATTCAAGGATAGTCTAGAGCGAATTTCATAAGAATATTCTTGATAGTATTTATTATCATGAATATACTTATCCGAGTTAAGTTTGCCTCGGTTATCTTTCCAGAATCCTTCGCTTTTACCCTGTCTTAGATCCACACTAGTACCAAATATCTGCAGAGCCGCGTTAGATGTATTGGTCAAAGTCAAGTCTATTCCATTTGCATATCCAAATCCAGAAGAAATGACTTCTACTTCTGTAACGATACCGTTTGCAGAAGTTACTGCGGTATTCACATCTGCATTAAATCCCATGACTCTATGATCATAGTTTCTATAGATGTCTGAGATATATCCTAGGCCTTGTACAGCGTCATTATTATCTACGCTGTATACATTCGCAGAAGATACGAATTGATAGTTAAACGTCTTTTGCTCTACTGTTAGAGTATTTCCTGATATAGATCTTATATAACCCTTTGCTTTACTCTGAGAAGTAGAAGTTGACACCGCCGAAATAACCGCATTTGCTCCGGTAACATTTCCAACTACGTTATTTGCTGAGACAAACGCACCGCTTAAGACGTCGATGACTAGCGTTGTGCTATTGGCGCTGTATACTGTACCGGTGGCAGCAGATGTAAGCTGAGTCACACCCTCGTTCTGCAAGAAAGCACCAGTGTTAGAAGATACGCTCAAGACGCTTCTAGTAATTATACCATCTTGTACAAGAGTCTGACCGGGAGAGAATAGACTATTTGTATTGGCTAATAGAATTCCAATATCTGGTCTATCATAACCGGCAACAAGTTTTTCTCTTATTACGACAAATGGATCTACGTTATAATTGTTTCCAGGATTGATAGAAGTTAGACTGGCGATTGTACCTACAGATATAGTATTAGTAGTCAAAGCTCTAACAATTATATTGTTGTAGCCGACAGCAGTATTTGCTGGAAATCCATATCCATTTGCAGATACACCAGAATTGGTACCATCTATGAGCATGTCTAAGAATGGAACTGAAGCACTATTGTTGGCTGAAAGTAGATCTGTGTCTACTATTACAGTCTCTGTAGAGCTCAGAGCCCCGATATTAAATGAAGTTCCGGAACCAGAGCTATAGACTTTACTTGTATTTGCAGAAATTTTATAGTTGGTTCTCCATACAGTAGCGTTAGATACTGCTATTGCTGCATTTGCTACAAGAGTAAGAGCAGTATTAGATGTTACTGAGTTGACTACACCAATAACCATACCATTCGCTCTAAAGTATAGAGTATCACCGACAGAGACTTCAGATTGAAAATGGTTGTTGCCCTTTCCGACTACAGAAGTAGTAGAAGTACTGCTTACATTGATCAATCCAATCGGCTCACCGATGTAGCCCTTGATGTATCCGTTCTCGTAGAACTTTTTAGTATTTGCGTAGACACCAACAGAAGAAGCGTTTGAATCTACGACTATGCCAGTGGCAGATATATTTGAAGTCGATACTACGGTTGCATTTACTGACGAGTTAGAAGCTAAACGCACGGTATTAGCTAGATTCCAGTCGCCGGAAGTTACGCTTATAACTAAGTTTCCAGTATTTGCAATACTATTGCTTGTTACTGAGACAACATATCCATTTGCCACAACGATATTTGAATTGTTATAACCAGATACTACATCAGAAGCGGAAAAACTATTTCCAACCAAAGCGCTATAGTTATAGAGTTGCAGCGGCTGCACCACGCTCATAAATGGAACTATAGTACCAGAGACGTTGCTGATAGCAATTACAGAATTAGAGACTATAATAGTAGAAGTATTCTGATATCCATATCCACCTTCTAATAGAGTATATGCTACTTTTCCGGTACCATCTACTGTAGTCTTTACACGAACTTTACCTCCGACACCACCTGGTCCAGATATCTCCATGATATCTCCAACCGCATTAAAAGCTCCTCCGGAAGTGACTGTAATTTCATTCAATGAACCTACGATATATGGAGCTCCATCTAGATTGTTATCTGAAGTAACATATTCTCCGGTCTCAAACGTACCTCGTATGTCGCTTAAATAGATTATATCGATGAATCTTCCAGATATTCTCTTTCTGACTATATTTTCAACGAAAGCTTTTGCTCCAGAAGTTGCTCCAGTTATCTGCTGACCAAGAAATGTAAATGCTCGATCTGATTTAGAGCACTCGATATACTGTGGAACTTTCCATACGCCGTCAGATGGTCTAAGAATATCTACGGATGGATCATAGACTTCTATGTCTTCGTCAAAAACCAATCTAAATAGAAGCTTATTTGCTTCTACGCTTCCTTTAGCCTTGTAAAGATCTTGTATATGTTTTACTAAAAAAGCTTTTGAAGCGGCTGTTGTTTCTGGAAGACTATTCAAAAATTCATTTTTGAAATGATCTAAGAATGAATCTACCGTATAGTCAATATCTCTGTACTCTAAGATTTTTCTTGACTCAGATCCACCTTGATCTAACCACTCGTAATAAGCTTTAACAAACGCTACAAAGTTTTCTCCGTCTTCATGATAGAACGCCGGAAACTGTGATTGTATTAGCGCTGATATATTATTTTCTATATTCTTCATGCACGAGTAGCCGTAACGTTGACTGTAATATCGCCATCTTCTATCTGAATAACCGTATTATTCTTTACTGAAAAGTCATTTGTTACTGGAGTTGCATAGATTTTAATAGAGTCACCGGTATATGCATCTAATTCGGGAACATTAATAGATGCAATTCCAGTCTGATAGTCTATGGTTCCGACGTTATGCTTAAGCACAATTTCTTTTACACCAGAAGTAGAAGTCAAATCATCTTGCGATGTAACTATGGCTACTTCTGCGTTTCCAGTATCTTTTAAGTAAGAAACGATTCCATTGTAAGTAAATGTACTAGAAATTAGTGTTCCTTCGGTTATAGAATTTTGATAGTCTAGATTGAAGAGTTGAGATGTACTCAAATATGGTGAGATCTTTTTCATCATTCTAGTAGTCAAATTAGAAGTCAGAATACTTGAGTCTGCACCATCTACAGCTGCGGCCAGCTTTGAATATCGCATAGTCTTGTTATAATTATCTAAATATTGAGTATTGAAAGATTTTACTTGTTGAACTATTAAATTCTTTATATCGTTTTCTGTTTTAGATGAAGAATTTAGATTATATGAGGCCGAAGCGACTACGTCGACATACGTATATTCGGCGGAGACTACAGTCGGTTCAATAGAGATTGGCATCTTTCCATTGATAAATGTCTGAATGCTATTTTTAAGAATATCTGGAACTCCAGTGTAGTCCATCAAGTCTATCGATATGAAAACTTTACCATATTGTGGAGGATACACGCTCTCTCCACCGTATACATTTATCGCTCTGATATTTGGATATTCTGCCAAAAGAATTGTTCTATAATCATCTAGAGTTACGGCTCTTTCTTGAGTCTGATAGTGTCTCGGCGCATTGAACTTAACAGATGATATAGTCTCTGGATCTGATCCACCGTATGCGGCTTGCGCCGTAGTTATTGTTATATTAGATGCAGGATATCCATCAATAGTAGAAGAAGGCTTGAAAGACGTGGCTTTATTTGCAGCACTTCCTTTGGTAATTCTATAAGATACATTGATAATATTATCGTTTATGGGCAAGACGCCGACTATTCCATCTCCAAATACGATTTCATATCTAGACTTATCTGCTGCTTGTACAAAGAATATCTTAGATTCTCCATTATATCCTAATAGAGAAGTAGCCTGAATAAATTCGCTGTTTGTTGTGTCTGTAGTAGAATTTTGGACCGTGATATAGATGCTAGATGTGTCTATATTTTGATTGCTCAATATGAATCTTTGATCTGATATTGTGTTATCTACTTGGAATCTTTCAGTAATATATGTTCCCTCATAGATTGGAACATTAGTAGCTGTATAGTTGTCCGAGGCGGTAACTATGATTGGATCTGCAGTCGTAAATGTATAGACTGTATTTTCTATTCTAGATGTAAACGCCGCGCCGCGTGGAATCGTAATAGTTGACGGAGTATCATTTGGAGTAATTGCAATGTTTATGTATGCCGTAGCAGATCTACTAGATCTTGGCATATAATTCAGCTCTTTCGCTCTAGAGACTACTGAATCGCGAAGCTGCGCAGAATCTAAGAACATCTCAGATATGGCCATGTTCGTATAGAAGTTATTCATATGAGTATTATACGATAACACGTCCAATAAAACGGCCATGTTTGATCCTTCAAAGTCATAGTCTTTGAATCTAGTTTGAGAAGATAAGAAAGTTACTAAATTACTTCTTATAGTTTCAAAGTCTAAGTCAGACACTACTAGAGCTGAATTTGCCGCCATATCTTTTACCTATTATCTGACTCGATTTAAGCTTATAGTTGCCGCGACCGTTACGGGCTGTAGTCTATTTATCGTAGTAAACGTGATCGATACGTCGACTTCATTTGCATCACTAGGCGAAGAAACTTTGATATCGATGATATTTGCTCTAGGTTCATATGTAGCTATAGCTAAACTGATATCGCTTTGAATGGCTCGAAGAGTAATTGGAGTAATATTTTCAAACAGATATTTTCTGATGTTTGCGCCAAATCTTGGTCTAAACCTTCTTTCATAATAGTCTGTAAGAAGTATATTTTTGATAGATCTTTTAACAGATTCTTCATTCACTAAACGAGTCAAATCTTTTTTAATGGGATGTATTGTCAGATTATTTTGAAAATCTGAATAAAATTCATCTGAATTTGTTTGAGGCGTTAGTGAAGCCACTGGTTTCTCCCTTAATATTTGAATATTTATGTATTTTTTTGAAATGACTAGTTTACAATAATCTACTTCATAG